TTTCCTTTTTCTAATAAATATAAAGGATACTCTATTTAAGTATCCTAAACTAAAGTTCTTATTTTGAAAAGGCTATTTTGTCCCACCATTAAATCTTTCGCGCATCTTATTCATTTTGGTGGATGCACTCCATTATGCATATTGGATAACTTATCAATTTCCTTACGGAGCGCATTAACCTCTGCAATAATACTTGCCATTTCCCTAGCCCTTGCCTCCCTCTCTTTGGGGGCTAACATCCCCGATATCACATCCAATCTCTGAGCATGATTTTGAATCGTGACCTCTTGAGAATCGTTGTTCTTATCCATCGATCTAAAACGATTTTCAATATCAGATAATTGTTCGATTACTGCTTGCAGTTTTGTTTTTACAATAACAAATGCTGTCACTACACTAGCAAGCATCCCCCCAAGCGTGAGGATCATTCTTACATCGATTTCCATGTCTTATGTCACAACACATAAGTTCATTTTTTACCGCCGTTATTCTTCTTCATTTTCATCTTCTCCTGGATCAATTTTTTCATCTCCAAGAATATATCCAAAGTTATTTTCACGGAGAAAAATTCGTATCTCAGATATAGGTCTTGACCACGCCATATGTGTGATCACATTCCCCCAACCATAAGCAGACACCATAGAAGGAACACCAATTAATTCATATTTATTTCTAGAGCTATAAACATATAAGGAACCTCCAGAATTTCCAAAAATGATTGGGGCACTTGCAAGGTATAAGTCTCTGCCGTCCTGATCCCTAGAGTAACCTGCCAAGAGTCCTGTTGTTGGAAAAGGAGGCTTTCCCATACCTGCCCCAACTGCGTATACCGTTTGAAAGATCCAGGGTCCTTCATCCGCCCCCTCTGGGTAAAGAGTTGCTACATAAGGCATCGGTCTTTCTGTATCTTCAACTTGTAAAAGAGCTAAATCCCTACCTTTATCATAAGCTACAATTTCAGCTACTCTACCTATAGTCCCTACAGAAGTGGAAAAATTATTGTATTCCCATAGATCAACATTGACTGGCCTTCGTGTCTCAGTATCTATTCGCTCTTTTTTCTCTGAGTTCCATTCATTTTTAATAAGGACATTACTCTGTATCACATGCCAATTAGTTAAAATAAAACTTTCATATTCCTGTTCTTCATCTAACTTTGAATATACTACAGTTCCTGACCCTGACCCATTACCCACGCGAACAAGAACTGTAGGGTACAGCATTTCCGTATGTTCTTGTTTTGGTGGTTGTGCTAAAGTATCAACTGTAGAAACAGTTAAAAAACCTGCTATTAAACAACTGAGTAAAAATAAACGTGCCCACATCATCTTTTCCTCTTATATTTATCGTACCAAAATTTACTTGCATACCTCAATTGTATGTTTATTGATCTAACCATTTCTAGTTCTTGTTCTATTATATCAACATATCTTTCAGATATTCCCTTATCTTCTTCAATTGATAAGCCATTTACTAACTCTAAAACCCTATCGATATGCTCACAGGACTCCGGAGGTACATTAGGCTTTTTTTTAATTTGAGACATTATCAATAATACTGAACTCTTTTTCGATAGCCACTATCTTCTTCTTGGTAATCATCTGGTAAACCTATAAACCCTCCTTGGCGAAAACGCAGCAGGGCTTGGGTCATGGAATCAACTAAATCATCATGTTCGCCATTAGGAAATTGTGCACATTCCTCAATCATCTCTTCCGCAAAATTTTTCTCTGGTGCCCATATCATGCCGCTTTCAAAAAGAGGAGCGACTGAATTTATTCGTGCGTGCTTATCTTGTCCTCGTCCAGGAGAAAAGTTCATTACAGGAATACCCATAGCCCGTAGTTCTTGAGTCAAGGGGGATCCGCTCGCCTTTGCTTCGATTATAACTATATCTGGTTCCCAATAATGATAATTTTTTAATGCTACACGTTTTAATTCTGGGAATTCATAGCGCCCTTTCACACAATCTAAAAGCATTAAGTTTGGGCCACTGTCCTCATGAGGTGAAAAAACGCCCCATGTTGAAATAGCAGAATAGTCAGCATGCTCTTTTTTTAAAAATGCTGTATCATAAGATTGAATAATATACTCTAAATTAGGTATATGCTCTTTTTCCCAAGAATTCCACCAATCACGTTTAATAATACTTATCGCATCAGCTGTAGGTTTTTGTAACCATTGAGCGCTCCATTTTTGAGAACTCAAAGAAGCCTTTACACCTTCAAGCTCTTCTAACTTCCAGAACTCCGGCCAAAGGGGTTTAGACTTATTATCCTCAGTCTCAAGAATAGCGGGAAATTCAACAACTTCCCATTGATCCGCCTTTTCAGAAAATGCCTGTTGCTTCAAAACTTTTGCGGTAAGGTCACGCTCCCCCCAGCGAGTCATTACTATTACGATACTTCCTCCAGGCTGGAGTCTTTGGCGAGGCCCAGAAGTATACCACTCATACGCATTTTCCATAGCTGCGTCACTTAATGCATCTTGCTCACTATGAGGGTCATCAATAATCAAAAGATCCGCGCCACGGCCCGTAATAGCACCGCCAACGCCACTCGCAAAATATTCACCGCCCTTAGTCGTAGTCCACCTACCCGCAGATTTACTATCGGGGCTCAAGCCCGACAAAGGAAAAATTTTCTTGAACTCATTTGAATCAATCAAGTTACGCATCTTCCTACCGAAGTTCATAGCCAACTCGCCAGTATGCGTTGTCTGAATAATTTTTAATTTTGGATTTCGGCCCACTAACCATGCAGGAAAAAGGTAACTTGCAAATTCAGATTTTGTATGCCGAGGCGGAAGATTGATAATCAATCGCTTTAAAGTACCGTCCGCGACAGCCTGTAGTTTTTCAGCGTAGACTCTATGATGAGACCCTTCGATAAAATCTGGCCAAACGTATTTCACAAATTTTAAAAATTTTTCTTGACCCTCCTCACTCGTCGACAATTCCTGTAGTCTTGTTGTTAGGGCAAGATACTCTTCAAGCTGGTCCCTACTCAAACTTTGTAAACGGGTATTAAGCTGTCTGTCTTTTAGAGCCACCACTAAGCCTTTTCCGTTTGAAATTTAAATAATCAGCTGCTTCTTCACTACTTGCAAAACACTGTACAAATTGCACAGGGTCATCCGTATCTGGATCTATTATTGCTGTTATACTAGCTCCATATTTTTGAGGAAGATACCCCTTTTCGTTTGCATAGTCATCATAAATTTTATAACCTCGCGCGCGAGCCGCCCAGTATATTGTTCCAGACTCTGCATTTTCCGTTTGAAACAGTCCCCACTGATGCCTGTGCCCACTTATATATAGGTTAGCGTCACTACCAGAAAACCTCGCGCGCTTTACCTGGGCATGCAACGGGTTCCACATACTATGTCCGGGCATATCATGCGCCCCCACCACATAAGCCTTCTTACCATTAGGAAAATTAAATTGTAAATTAGCATTCCAATTTTCTGAAATTCCCCCCTTTTTCAACCACTCTACAGGATCAGCCTGATTTGGTAACCAAGTGTCATGATTACCCTTAATTAAACATAACCAATTCACCTCACTCAACAACCACTCTACAAGCTGCCAAGCCTGAGCCGCTGACGTTTCCTGGTGTGCCCATAACCTCTGCAAACGGCCTATCCAATTATTACTCACGTCACCAAGGTTCACCGCCCATAAACATTCGGTCCTGTTTATAGTTTGAATATCAGAGCGCAAAGCATCCCAATCACAATAATCATCGTCAATATGGGGGTCGCCGAAAAAAGTCACACCTACTGGCCCTTTAACATTAACCTTAATAGGGATCCACTCACGGGAGCGTTTTGCCTCAAAACGGGTGCGGGAACGCTTTGTCAAATGCTCTACTAAATCTTCAGTAGGCATGTACTCACTTGGTAAAACTGGTAAAGTAAACTCTTGCGGAGATTCTTGTAAATTTTCAGATGGGTCAAGGCTTTCTCTTTCTAATTCCAATGTTTGTAATCTATTGCTAATTGAATTTGGTCGAAGGTTTAAAACTTCTCCTGCCTTTTTTCTTCCTATCTCCTGTACTAATTTTTCGGTTTCCTCTAACTCTTTCAAACTCAGTTTTTTAACCATGTTCTACACCAAATTATTAATGCAAAATTTTTATATATATTTATAAACCTTTATTAAACGATAAAAGTAAAGAGAAATCTAAAATATTCTGATTATGAACTATGGCAAATGTACAAAACTGGACCCATCTTATGGGGAGGGCGGGTGGGCGCGCCGCCCCACATTTAAGGGGGGTGGGGGGGTAGCCCCCCCTCAACTTAACTTGCCTACTTTGTATAAACTTCCCTAACTTAACTTGCCTACTTTGTATAAACCCCTGTAACTTAACTAGGCTGGTTTGTTAAACCCCTCAACTTAACTAGGCTAGTTTGTATAAACCCCTGTAACTTAACTTGCCTACTTTGTATAAACCCCTGCATTAAAAAAGGGGGGCTTGTTAAAGCCCCCCTAGTTAAGTGTGCCGCTACTGCCAACGCATATACGCAGTAGTTTCGGGCTTGGCGTTTGCGTTTGCCTCTAGCCTTTGCACCTCCCGCACGTATTGGGCGTGGCCTTCCGCTACCCGCTTAAATAAGTAGTCTGCCTCGTCCGGGTATAGGTTAGAGTATAGGTGCCATTGCATATCGTTGTAGTATCGGCATATGCGGCCTGGGCATGGCCTTTTGCTTGTACCTTTGCGCCCGCATGGGCAACCCGTTGGATATTGGTATTGGTAATCGTCCATTTTTACCCCCTGTAAGAAAGGGGCGGGGGGCTTGCACCCCCCGCCGATTGGCCTAGGCTAGTAGCCTAATGGCTGGCCTACCCCAAGTCATTGAGCTGGGGCTATAACCCCCGTTAAGGGCTGCGATGATATCCGTATAGCCTCCCCCTAGGCGGGCTGCCTCGGGTAGAAAGGCTGCTACGGTCATGCCCTTGACCATCATGTGGTTGATGTCGGCCCGCTTGCCTGTGGGCTTGCGTATATATGGGGGCAAACCACCCTCGGCCACTACGCCATCAATGGCCTCGATGCGTGCGGTGGGGTTGGCCGCTAGCCATATGGCTAGGGTACGGGTTTGCTCTTTACCTAGGGCATCCAAAAACCCCTCGGGGGCCTTGAACGTAGTGGTGGTTGACTTGGTCATCTGCTTACCTTCCGTATGGTTAGTAGCCGTTGTTGGCTACCCCCCGATAGTGCCTGACGCCCAGGGGCATGTCAAGCCCCTTTGTTATGTTTATTAGGTATACCTGCTATACCCTAGGCGCATGGCTAGGCTTGGCGGGCTTGGCGGGCTTGGCGGGCTTGGCGCGGCGTGGGCGTGGGCGCGGCGTGGGCGTGGGCGCGCCGTTAGATGTACATGATCTAGACGATCTAAGCGACTAAGCGACAAAGCGACAAAGCGACTAAGCGACAAGCGATAGCGAAGCGATCTCTAAGCGATAGGAAAAAGAAAAAGGAAAAGCGAAACGATGCCCTTCCCCTTTCTCCCGGAGGTAACTGTTCAAATCAGAAAGTACGTATCATATAAATAACCACCTAGTGCCATACCACAAAGCACCCCAATCAGTATTCCCATAAGGAACGTCGTAAGGAACTCAACCCCTTCTATTCGAGATTGGTCACTCATTAAAATTCTCCCCAACCAGCGGAACGCGCCCAAGCGTTATCGTGGGCGATATTAGCCTCATGACGCTCTATTTCCGCCAGCTTGCGCGGATCATCAGCGCAGCCTTGACAAATAAGCACTCCTCCATCATACCCCGTTTGACCGCAAGTCCCAAAGACTTCCTTATAGTCGTAGCCTTTAGGGATGACGTATGTTACAGTATTCTCACACATAACTTTACCCTCCTGGTTAAGTACCGTTTAACTAAAGTAAGTATAACGGGGCGAGTTTAAAACACCCGCCCCGTTTACTCTAATTACTCTTGTACCCACCGCCCATCCAGCGTAAACAATAAGTACTCATACCCATCATGTATTTCATTGGGATCTTCCCCAATTAACTGATGTACAAGTTTTAACACACCCGGCATGGTACTAACCTGTTTACCGGGGTACTGGGGCCTCTCATTATAAGGCACCAACTTTTGAGTTGTGGAGTTAATGAGAGGGGTATCTTGGTGGTCTGGGTATACAGCACCTAAAACTATATGGTCCCCAGTACTGTATACATATTTAACCACCAACCATTGCTGGTCCAAGTAGTTATGGGTATCCTCGTCTATAAACATCTTTTACCTCCTGGGTAAGTACCGTTTAACCCTTAAAGTATAACCGGGCGAGTTAAAAACACCCGCCCGGTTTACTCTAATTACTCATATATTGGTGTACATGCCCAT